ATCGAATTTACGGGATCTGACTTTGAATCTACTTATTGGTTAGTAATGCTTCAAAATTAATATGTTAGTAAAGATAGTAAATAAATCAAGCAATGCACTTCCTCAATTTGAAACCGGGGGAAGTGCCGGTGCTGATATTAGAAGCAATCAACAAGCCACCATTCGACCTGGCGGATATGAATTAATTAAAACTGGGTTATTTGTAGAAATACCATATGGTTATGAAATACAAATTCGTCCTAGGAGTGGATTGGCATTAAAAAATGGAATTACCGTATTAAATTCTCCAGGTACGATTGATTCTGATTACCGTGGCGAAATTGGCGTTATTTTAATTAATCATGGCACTGAACCATTTAATGTTAATGTAGGAGACCGTATTGCACAAATGGTAATGGCAAATGTAGAACATATACAATGGCAAGCAGTAGGTAGTCTCAATTCTGGTACAAAACGTGGAGAAAAAGGTTTCGGATCAACAGGTAAATAATAAATTATGTTTGGACAACAAGAAAATACACTTTGGGTTGAATCATTTCGCCCTGATACATTAGAAGGTTATATTGGCAATGAGCACATCATTGAAAAAGTTAAAATTTTTATCGAAAATGGGGATGTACCGCATTTGTTATTTTACGGATCAGCAGGTACTGGCAAAACAACATTGGCCAAGATTATTGCAAATAGCGTTGATGCTGATTTAATGTATATCAATGCATCAGATGAAAACTCAGTAGATGCAGTACGTGATAAAATTAAGCGTTATGCATCAACAGTAGGTTTCCGTAGATGGAAAATCATTATTTTGGATGAGGCAGATTATCTTACACCTAATGCCCAAGCAGCATTACGTAATTTAATGGAAACTTATAGCAAAACAACCCGTTTTATTTTAACATGTAACTATGTTGAAAAGATCATTGATCCAATTCAATCTCGTTGTCAAACATTTGCAATTACACCTCCAGGCAAATCAGATGTAGCAAAACGATTGGTTGCTGTCTTATATGAAATTGGTGTTGAATATGATATTAAAGATGTTGCTGCAATTATCAATGCATCATATCCAGATATTCGTCGAGCACTTAACGCAGCTCAAGCATCAGTTGTTAACGGAAAATTGCAATTAGATAAAGCAAGTGCTATTCAAGCAAATTATATGACTGAAATTTTGGAAGTATTGAAAAATGCTAAAGACAAAAAAGCATCTTTTAATAAGATCCGTCAAATTATTGCAGATAGCAAAGTAAAAGATTTCACGCCATTGTATACATTTCTTTATGATAGCTTAGATGAGTTTGCAACAGGTCATGTTGCACCATGCATTTTGATTATTGCAGAATCACAATTCAAAGATGCATCAGTTGTAGATAAAGAAATCAATATCATGGCAATGTTTGTTAATTTATTAGGAGAACTATGAGTAAAATGAATGTTAATATTGGACCTAATGATATGCAACCAATTCAATGCAAAGAATGTGATGGTATGTATTTTCGTCAGGTAATGGCAATCAATAAAGTGTCAAAATTCTTAACTGGAGCGGATAAAGATACAATGGTACCAATTCCAGTATTTCGTTGTGATGACTGCGGATGTATTCCAGAAGAATTTCAACCAATCAAAGTAAAAAAATAATGTCAGTATCATATCATAAAGATTTAGTTACCATTGTGTTTAAAACTTCTAATAGAAGCAATGCAAACACAAAAATGAAATCATATCGAAATAAATCTATAGATGATATTTTAGATGCAAAGAAACTAGTAGGAATACCAGATAAGGCAGTTATACTAGAAATAGGAATGGGTGAATATTTAGAACAACAATATCGTAAAAAATACAATTTATAATGGCAGAAGAAAAGAAAAAAGCAGCTACAATGTTTGATTTTATTGATGGGGTGACTCATAAAAAGAAAGAATGGTCAAAATGGTCTGATATGGACCAAAAAGCATTCAGCCCTTACATGATGAATCGATTCTTATCAATGCGAATGGAATTAACAGAATTAATCAACGAATTCCAAACATATACAATTGGATTACTTCGTCCGCAAGAGACATATAAATTGTATTATGAATTACTGCCAAATAACAAAGCATTTGCAAAATACGTAAAAGGCAAATCAGAAGATAAGTTCGACAAAGAATTAGTTGCTCAATTAGCTGAACATTATCAAGTAAGCAAATCAGAAGCATCTGATTATGTTGAATTAATGGATAAAACAAGTTGTGAGCGCATTTTAACAATGTACGGATATAGCGAAGGCGAGAAAAAGAAAATGTTGAAAGGAATCAAGTGAGTATAAATACGCAATCACATTACAAAGGCAAGGACAGCCTTTATAAATTTGCAGAAGAGTGGGGTTTGAATACCTACGAATTTGACATCATTAAACGCATTGTAAGATGCCGGCATAAAGGTACCTTTGAACAAGACTTGAAAAAAACAAAGGATCTTATTGACATTTATTTGAAAGAACAATTGGATTCTAACAAATAATTCTATATAATATAGAAAAATGGCAAATCACGTTTATAGTTATTTTGAAATTACATTCAAATCAGAAGAAGATTGTAATAATTTTGCAGAATGGATTGGATTAGATCCGAAAAATGAAAATATAACATGGGGCGAGCGAATCGAAGCATGTTGCAACATCATGATGGATAATTTATATCCTGATAACGAAGATACAAGGCAATGGTGGCTTGATAACGTTGGCGCCAAATGGATGTATTTTGATGATATCGATCGATCAACAGATTCAAGCATAATTATTAACATGACATCAGCTTGGGACTTTCCCGAAGCATTATTTTATAAATTAAGTGATTATCTTCGCAATCAATATGAAGATGTTGCTATGACTGTTACCTTTGATGACGAAGGTTACAATTTCATCGGAGCAGCAGCATCAAATCAACAATTCCGAGACGTTGATTATTTTCATCCAGACTTTGATGAATTAGATGAATATAAAGATGAAGAAGATTGTTGGACAGAAGAATTCTATGAAGAAATGTCTAATATAAAAGATGAATTGTTACAAGATGTTTTAGCATTCATTCAACAAGATTTAGAAAAAGAATAACAAGTTATACAACAAGGAAGCTCGGCAGAAATGTCGAGCTTTTTTTGTGTTTTTGAATTATTTTTCTTATATTAATAGTATGAAAGCTGGACAATATGTAGCACCTATCTATCGTTTATCATTACGAGACCCAGATACAGTGCCTAGAAAAATATCTTATTCACAATGGTCAATGTATGAACGATGTCCATTATCTTGGAAACTTGCTTATATTGATGGTCTAGCTCCATTCCAAGCATCCATTGACACAACGTTTGGTACTGCCTTTCACGAGACATTTCAATACTTTCTTACGGTAATGTACAATGAATCTGTAAAGAAAGCAGAGAATTTAGATTTCCGTAGCATATTGCAAAACAAGCTTCGTGAAGAATATGTTAAGTGCGTAACAGAAATGGGTGGAGAACATTTTTCTAATCCATTGCAATTAGCAGAATATCTTGAAGATGGTGTAGCTATCTTAGAATGGTTTAAGAAACGCAGAGCACAATATTTTTCTTCGAAGGGTTGGGAGCTTGTAGGCATCGAATTAGATTTATGTGTTCAAGCATCAGAAAAGAATCCTTCAGTTTATTGGTATGGTTTCATTGATGTTGTAATGCGTCATCCAGCAACCAATCGTATTGTGTTGTTTGATATTAAAACATCACGCTCAGGTTGGAATAAATATCAAAAATCAGATTCATTGAAGTCTGCCCAATTGGTTGCATATAAAACTTATTTTTCAAAGCAATTTGGAGTACCGCAAGAAAATATTGATGTTGAATTCTTTATTGTGAAACGCAAGTTGATTGAAGATTCAATGTTCCCACAAAAGCGCATTCAAAATCATCGTCCGTCAGCAGGTTCTGTAACACAAAAGAAAGTGCAGCGTCAAATTGATGCATTTGTTGAGAATTGTTTTGATGCAGAGGGCAATAAGAATGCTGATGCAGTATATCATGCCGTTTCAGGCAAAGGCGATAAGAATTGTAAGTATTGCCCATTTAAAACAGATTATGTAAATTGTCCTAAAGAAAATAGGATTCGCGAATAAGTTTTTATATAATATATTATGTTTCATCATAAGCACATATACGTTTATCAATTTGAAATGAAGAATCATCCAACTTGGCCTGGTACTCATTTCACTACACAAGAATACGTATTATGTACAGATCATGATGGTCCAACAAGCAAAGCAAATAAA